CATTTTTATTAGCGCTGCATCAGTACGTCAACAGCACCAGCTAACGGACTGCCGCCAAATATAGATTCTGTAGCAGCGGCTATCAACCGGGCGCTAGACCCGCTGAGTAAAAGAATGCCCGGTTGTGAGCCGGGCATTTTTATTAGCGCTGCATCAGTACGTCAACAGCACCAGCTAACGGACTGCCGCCAAATATAGATTCTGTAGCAGCGGCATCCGAAACATCATCACCAGTCGGCGCAACTGGCTGCACTGGTCTCTCAACTTCTTCTTCAATCTTCTGACCTAACGCAATCGGATCTGCGGGCGGAATAGGTGCTGGATTGATAGATGGAAACATTGGATGAATATCTTCTAACGTGTTTTGAATTCGATTCAATACGCTTTCAGCAATGTGAATTCGTGGAAACGGAATCGCCATAGATCACCTCGCTTTAGGATCATACTCGATGTGAATATGATCTATTTCTAAAATAACATCGTAGTCCATGCCAAGCGCTTTCTTCAGCTGTGACACTACCTGATCGCGCGTCACATCACCGGGCAATCGTATATCAACTGCATCGCCTGTGTAGTGATAGGAGTTTTGCCCGTGCTTGCCGTCTGTAAGTGACGTAAGTGTCATACTCTGCTCAGTCTCGCGAAACACTGATTCAGCTATGATGATTGCTAACAAAATTTCGTTAGACAATCCGCGCACTCTCACACCCGGCTTGATAGAAACAATCATAGATCCTCCGGATATTCGACAAACTTTTGCATCTTCAGCATTGGTTCCGTTTTGAATCCGCGCGATTCCATGAAACGTTTCCAACCCGGATGGCCGACGCTGTAGATCATGTCACAAAGATTTTTCTTTGCGATTTTCTCTACAGCTTCCCACCCTGGTTCCCACTCTTCGCGCGAGCCTGCAACAGTTAGAATATTCATTGTCTTCCCGTAGCTAGTATCAACGAATTCAACTAGTGCCCAAGCTCGCGGTGTTAGCTGATAAATCTGAAACATTCCAGATTCAATTGCATTTAACATTTGTTCACGAGTAAAGAAATCAAACCCCTTGACGAATGTATCAATCAGTTCGTCGGCCGTCGTTGGCGTTGGATCGGGACTCCGAGTTTCTGTCGGAACCAATCGTCGGACCACCTCTCCGGTTGAACTTCCTGAACTTGCGGGCGTGCTCTCTGCTGCGGTTGCCATGTTGGCGCTCTCCTTACTGGTGCTGGAACTTGTTTGCTGTCAGTTGGGCGAATATTAGAAACATTGATAGCGGGCGCAACTTGCAAATCTTTGACACCACCGCTCACATAATCTTGCAAGCTGTAGTCAGCGGGAATAGCGCCGACCTGTCGCGCCCAACTATCTAACCCTTGCGCTTGCGACGCAATTTCTTGCAATCGCTGCTGCCCATAGCGGCGCGTTACCTCACGAATGTTCAAGGCAATGCGATTGTATTCTTCGCGTGATACTTTGAACTCATCCGTATCTGCAACAGATTTGCCGAGTTTGGCCAGCGTGCTAACGATTGTTCCAATCTCAGACCCTGAACTGCCAAGCTCCGCAAGACCATTCAACAAGCCGTTAGGATCATCGCGAAACATTCCACCGATGCTAGTCGAAACAAGCTCGGCAAGAACTGATTTGCTAAACGGTTTGTTAGGATCAAAGCCGGGATCTGATGTTAATTCAAGGATGCGTTGCGCTTGAGTATCAAGCTGACGCACACCATTGATAACAGTTGAATACTGATCCCGCAAAGCTGGCGCTGCGCTAGTAATCAAACCACGCTGCGTGTTGAATTGTGCAGCCTGCTCCGCTTTTCGCGCTTGAATATCAGCATTCATTATCCCGCGAATTGTTTCGTTTGCTTGCTCAATCATCGCGCGGCCAGTCTCATCACCCGACTGCAAGCGATACCATCCGTCCGCCGCAGTACGCTGCGCGGATTCTAACAAACGCGCCTCGTCAGGATCTGCAATTGCAAGCTCTGATTTAATCTCATCTTGCAATCCCTGATATTCTGCACGCGTGTTGTGAGTATCGCGAGCAACGCGATCTAAATAACTTTCTTCGCCGCGTTTCGCAACCACACCAGCAAACAAACCTGCCAGCAGACCAATAGGACCGCCAATAGCTGCTCCACCAGCACCATATAACAAACCCGCCTGTAGTGGTGATAAACCGGGCGCGCGTGGTCTTGGATACGCACGCTCACGTTGTTTAGTTACTGTGACTTCTTCTGCCATGTTAGCTCCCAATCAAACCAAAGCTAGTATCGAAGTTCCAAGAACTACCGCGACCATAACCGGAACTTTGCGATGTTTGCTCACCAAACGCACGCGCCAACGATTGCGCAGTTGTGAGTGTTTGCGGTCCACCCAAAATTTGCGACAGCTGAGAATATGGCTGTAATCCCGCGCTGTTGCCACGTTCCAAAACATCTAACAAAGACGGCAATGCACTCAATCCCGTTGATGCAGCTGTCAGCGAGTTTGTAGCAACTGATTGAGCAATTGCATCTCTCGACGCAACATCGCCCGCACGCAGCGCCGTTGCGCCCTTAGCGAATACGTTAGCAGCGCTTTCCGCCGCCAATCCTTGCGCAACGCCTTGTCTACCGCCCCCATATGTTCCACCGGCGACTGCGCGCGATGTGATTGCCGGATTAAGTTCTTCACGGAACAACCTCCCAACATCAGTTTGCAAACTTGCAATCTGTTCGTTGAGTACGGGGTTCTCGCCGCCTAGTCTGTTCTCCAAATATGCAGACCCTGCGTCACCACCCAATTGCTCTAGGAATTGATTGCCTCCTGTAAAGAGTTGCTGCGCCGCTGTTCGGAGTTGACCAGCATTCGCAGCAGCACCACCAGCAGCAGCGGAAGCATTGCCATACAACTGCTTGAAGATATCGCTTTGAAAGATATCTTGTGTTGATGTTGATGCTTGCTCGGAGCCGCTATAGCCATACGCTGTCGATTGATTTTGCTGGTAGCTTTTGCTTCGCCCACCACCTAATGAACCGCTCATTTATTACATTCTCCTGAGAGTTAAAAAACCTTTGAGTAGCGAAGTTCCGCCAGCATCTGACGTATTTTGCGCCCATGCTATTGCAACATTGCCGCTACTTGCTACTTCTAACAGACCATCAATCCGCACCCATTGATTGTTTGTTGATTGAAAGACACTGTAAGAAACATTGTTTGCTTGTGCACTTGGATCAACAAACGATGAATCTGCATAGTGATTGCCTGTTGTTGCAACCGTCCGCAGCAATGAACCGTTTTTATAATATCTAACATTTGCACCGTCATACGTGATTTCAAAAACATCTGTTACAGCAAATGTTCCTGTATCAGAGATAGACGCGCCCGCTTCGAAGATATAACAATGATTGTCATTATTGAAAAAGAATGATCTTGTTATACTCGCGTGCAATCCCTGCGAAGTGCTCAGACCGATTAGGAATCTAAGCGTTGTTGAATTAGGCGAGCAACTAATACGGCTGTTATTAGTGCTAGTGTTGGAATAAACAGCGCTGTCAAAAGCAACACCACCACCACTCTTAGACCAAGTAGAGCCAGCAACAACAGCGTTACCCGTAGTGGTGAAGCCTGTAATAGCGCCACCAGCAAGCGCGCCGATTGTGAAATCAGTGTTGTGAGCAATTGCATTGCCAGTCACCACTATGCCATTTGCGAATCCATCTACTGCAAAGTTTCCGGTATTGCTGTTTGTATTAACACGAAATTTGAAACCAGCCGCAGCAGTGCCGCCAAACATTAGAAACGCGCTCAGCTGATAGCTACCAGTCGGCACGCTTGTTATAGCTAAAGCAGGATCATCAGAAATCGTCGTTGTACTGGTGCGAGTCGTTGTCGAAGTCTTTGCAGCGTTCTTATCTTTTGTTACCCATAGTGGCAAGCCGCCAACGCCTTGCGACGTGAGGGTGTCACCAGATGATTGCGCGCCGGCTCCAAATACAACTGCACCAGTGCTTGCGATAGTCCATAACAACGTGGAGTTGAACTTAACTCTAACCTCGCCATTGGTTCCCGTTCCGCCTGTAGCGATAAGCTCAACATTGCCGCCACCGTCGCCATTCTCGCCGCCTTGAATAAATACAGATCCACGCGGACCCCCTTCATTTGTTGAATTAGAGCCGCTAACAATCGTTGGACCGCCAGCACCATCAAAGCTAGTGCCGCCTTGTAACTTCGCAGTTCCTCCAACACCTTCTAACGCTCCACCACCAAACAACAGCAGATCACCACCCGCCTGCACGTTTCCAGCGTTAACACCTGTTGAGCCTGCGGCGAGAATTAAATCAATACCGTCTTTGCCTGGAACTTGTTCATCAGTTGAGAGAAGCGCCAACGATGGTCCATCGGCACCACCAAGTAACAAGCCCGGTTGATTCGGAATGCCTGCGGGATTAGGAATGTTTGTTCCAAATACCATTTGCCCGCTAAATTTAAGCGTGCCATTAGGACCGACATATCCGACATATCCGGAGTTGAAGAATTCGTTATATTGTCCGCTGAAATCCCAAACGGATTTTGCAAGCGGCACCGTATAGTCATAAACAGCGTTGCTAGAAACTTCCAGCTTACGCAATTCACCATCGGTAAAGCGTGGAGAGTTTGATAACGGCTGTTTTGTATATTTGGTCGGAAGCGCCATTAAAAGGCTCCGTCATATTCCGCTTCAATTGTGATACGCGTTACAGTCCACGGATTAGAGCTTGTGTCGTTCACAATCTCTATTGAAATAAACTTTCCTGTTACTTCGTATGGTGCGCCGTCGCTTTCTCGTGCAACGTATGGACCCCAAACGATACCGTCACTGACTGAATCACGCGCGCCCAATCTGAAAACAAGACCCGGCAAACCGGTTCCGCTGCCTTCAATATAAACACGGTTTGTTACTTTGATCTGCTCAGCATCATCAAACGTTAGATCGAAACGCTGAAGCATCGCAGTGTAAAGCGTTGTTTCAGGAACATCTTCAACAAACATTGTATTCGACTCAGCGAGTACAACTTTCTCCGTTTGCCCTAGCTGTGCTTCGTTCCATGCGCTCAAGTCAGAATCCCACGAGTTAGAATCAGACGCCCAAGTTTGCGACGGCGACGTGTCATTGACTTGGCCAGTAGTGCCGTACTTAACAGCATTCAAATCGCGCGTTACCCAATTGTCACGACTCATATCCCAGATATGAGCAATGTTAGCAAACTGATTGCCGCTCTCAGGAACGCACACCCAAAGCTCTTTTGCGTTACGATCCCAAATCGTGAACACGTTTTGCGCGTTTGTTTCGTCGATACTTCCGCGCAAGTATTGTTTGATTCTGCTATCTGCAATGCTACGCGTATTGATGCCATCAGTTAAAACAACGTCCTCGTTACCAACAACTGCCTGCTGTTGGCCAATTGTTTTCAACGCATGAGGAGATAACAAACCTGTTGAACGTACAACCGGGCGCACTGCAAAGATGTTGTCAGGCTGTTGACCTACATACTCTAGCGCGTAAAACGACGCAGGCTTATAAATCATTAGCTGTGTACCTAACGGACTGCCAGCAATCGCGCGTCCTTCTGTATCAGCCAAGAATGCAGACCCTGCTTCATTGTCCGCTGCTGGTGTCCACGTTTGAGGAACTGCGCCCGGTTCGGTTGCTTCGCTCCACAGCACGAGGTTTTCAAATGTTCCGCTTGCGTTATCGATATTCAAAGCAAACAAATGAAATCGAAACGCAACGATAAACCTGCACGTCGTTGCTGCTGGCCATCCTGGCAAAGCTAATGCGTCGTCGACGCTATCACCTGTCCAATAACGCGGCGCATTTTTCCCGTTTGTGAAACACGGGATACCGTTAAGCAGTGTGCTTGACCACTCGTGAGGATTAGTAATAGCACTCTGCCCAACAAAAGAAACATCGTATTCATTGCTTGTTTCAAGCGCATAGATATTGCTTGCGCCAAACAGCAGCCACCAATTGAAGTCGTTTAACGTGAAGTTCAACAGGTGATAAGGAGTTGTCGGAAGCGGCGGCGCATAGACGGATCTGCGCCCGCGAATACGTGACGGAAATCCTTTGCGCATATTCACGTTGCGCGCGAGCGATAAAACCTGTTCGGATAACTCCGATGATTCGATATCAAGGATGTGTCCGCCAATCGGGCGCAGTACCGCTTTCATTTGTTTGTTGACTCCTGAATGAACTTATCTAACGCCTTTTCAATTCGCGCCAGTCGTTCGCTCGCTTTATAGATGAACCACGCGCAAGCTAACAAAGCGACGTTTCCACCGCTTTGGATAGCATTCATAACATCTGTAACCGAAGGGTCCATAAGCTCTCCGTTAAAGAATGAGATAAGTAGCCATGTAACTGATTAAATGGGTTGCTGGTCCTCCTGCTACAGCATTTAACAACAAACGATCATTTACTGAGAATTCAGTGCTTACATACACAGGCGCAATCGTCGCACCGATAGCACCGCCTCCGCCCGCTGCTTGATTGGCAGCTGTAAAATTTGATGCTACAGGTAACGAAATACCTATCGTGAATTGGCCTGTTGATGGACTACAGCTAAGCGCGCCCATGACTTGCACAAAGTCATTGAAGCGTACGTAGCGATGCCAAACGTTTGTAAGCGACGGCGCATTGCCAATGTTTGTTAATGTTGGTGTATATGAACCAATGGCAAAAGAAGTCAACGGATTCAGAAACGTTAGATTGCGATTGACACCTGTTAGATAGTTGAGTTCCGTATGACTCGACGTAACAGCGCCGTCAACATTAGCAAACGTTCCTTGCAAGCATGCTTTGATGAGGCGCAAGTGATCATCACCCTGCCCCTTTGAATCGGAGCTAACAGGATTGTTAGCGTCCAACTGATGAATCAGTGTTGCAGACTCAAGGCCCATTAGTAGTTACTCCGAAAAGAAACGTTATAAGCATTCGCAGACTGGCCACCACCCATTTTCTTTTTAGTCTTGCGGTTCAAATCGCGAATGGCTGAGGTAACACTTTGAAACATTGCACTTGCAAGCTCTAAGTTGCGCGCACGTTTGAAAAGATAAACTTGCGCCGCTTCAATATAAAGCTGCGGGCAATCATTCAAAAGATTGTTTGTATCTGCATCATTCACGAGTGCAGCAGGCATGCCAAAATAGTTCAGCTTGAAAACCGCATCAGTCGGCGGAACTCCTGCGAATACAATCGTGCTATTGCGCATGCAGTAAGCTCGCACATCTGTAATCGTGCGATATTGTGAAATCAACGTTTCGTCAACTTGATCAAGTGGAGCATTGTTATATAACACTGTATCCATCAATGTGACTTTTGACGGTAGTGTATAAACAGCTTCTAACACTCGGCTGCTCTCATTCAACGTTGCCTCTAAGAAATAACCTTCCAACGATAATGCAATGAGCGCTTCACCCTGTTGGACGAAGCGCGCAACGTGAGCTGTGTAATCCTCACGATGAGAATCACCCAAGATTGCAGCTTTTAATTCTGCGTAAGTCATTTGATGATTACTCCATTCTTAATAATGCCGCGATGAATGTTTCCCACGCGATAAGGTTCGGAGAATGCAGACTTCTCAAACCAGTCAAAAGCGGCGCGCTGACGTTCGGGATCGTGAAACGCGTCTAGGTCAGGTATCAACCGCCTTAAAGCATACCAATCACGCATAGGAATGCGCATGGTATGCCGCGCAAACGGTGCGTGCCGATGCGGTTCGTTTCCTTCTCTAACACGTTTCACAGATTCGAAAATAGCGCGCCGCTCTTGATCCATATGTCACCTAATCAGGTTGCAGTTACAGCGAGTGTCGGGTCAATGTCTGCAATCAGGAAGTTGGCACGCTCAAGGAATGCTTTTAACATCCAATCAACATGCAACATCTTGCGATGTGACAAGCCGAGTTTCGCGAGCGGTTCAACCTTCCAGCCATACAGCAAGCCGAGTTTCCAGAAACGCGGGTCCAATCCGTAAACGTTTGCAACGACTGGATCAGGGTCTGCACCGATTGACGTGTAAGTCTGTTGCAGTCTGTTAGGAACAATCTGCATCAACGTTCCAAAATCCGTTTTGAACGTATCGATATAACCCTGCGAGACTTGCGCAACACCTGCACCCGTGCCGTTGACATTCGCAGTCGGCGCAGCAGCGTTAGGCGTAGTGAACAAGAACTCTGCAAGACGCTTTGTCACACCTGGAACGCTCATTAGCACGGTAGGATTGCCGCCCAATGTATAAACGTTTTCAATCTGCGTGCGAATAAGCGCAAACGTTAGAGCACGCTCAGCGCCAGCAGTCTGCGCCGTAACGAGCTTTGTACCAGTCTGAAAGCCTGGAACCGCACCACCAACGCCCAAATCTTTGTTAGTAGTGATCCACGATCCAAGCGTTGCACTCTGACCAGCGACAGAAACACCGTCGTCCTGTACGGATGCTTGACCTTGACTCGTGCAGATTGCTTCAACGTCACGACGCAGTTCGATCAAACGCTGTGACGTTTGATATCCCATCTCATCGCTTCGCCCGATAGCATCAACATTTTGTCCACGTTCAGTAACAAACACTTCCTTCGTGCTGATCTGCGCATGATTGCCAACGCGCTTTGCATTGGTAACGTTTGCATCGTTATCCGTGCTCGCGCGATCACTACCGGAGACTACTTTATTAGTAAGACTCGGCGAAGCAAGTTTATCCTCCGTCCATTCCGAATATGGATTCGAAAATCCATCCGTGCCGATCATGTCCAAAAACACCGTGGGAATGTCCGAGATATCAAAAATCTCGTCTAGCACGTCTTCACGGATAAGACCGCCAGCGGCGACACTCTTTAGGTCCGATACGTCTAAATAATCTGATGGCGCTGCCATTTCTCAATTACTCCGATTTGTTGAATAAAGCAGTGAGGCGCGTGCGCTGATCCGGTACAGCACCAGTGCGCCGAGTTGAATTTGATTTCTCCATCGGGCGAGCAGCAGGCTTCTTTGTTTTTGCTGAGCTACGATGAGCCTTGCTATCAGGCACCGTAACTTTCGCAAGCGCTGCTTGAATCCGCTTATCACGCAGATACATATCGCGAATGAATTTGATTGCACGATGATCATGAACGGATGCAATAAATGTTTCATCGAATCCGTAATTGCTCATGAAATCGATCATGCCTTGCAGATCCTCACCTGCACGCTTTTCATCTTTCCATTCGGGAATAATCCGGAGAGTTTCCGCACGCTCACGCGCCATGTTTGCATCGTGACGTTTACGAATCTTGTTAACTATCTCCGGATTGATCTGCTCGCGCGGAATCATTGCAACAAGCTCACGAATCTCCGCTTGAGAACGCAATAATTCACCCTCGGACTGCATGCGACGCTGTTCAAATTGCGTTTCACGCGTTTCCAAGTCAACAAGTTCTCCAATGCGATCCTTCAGCTGTCCAATGGTTAGCGGCTCCGCTCCATCGGCAAGAGGAATTTTCACATTGTAGATTTGTTCCGGCTTGAAGCCTAGCCGCTTACTCAACGCCTCCATTGTCTCCGGAGGCTTGGTAACGTCATCTTCAACAATGTTTCCATCGTCATCGATAACATCGTCACCATCGTCATTTTTAGCAAACAATTCTGCCAACGATAACCGGCGCGGTTCATCCGGTGATTGCTGTTGCTGTTGCTGTTGCTGCTTTCTCTCATTGCGAGATGGGCGTGCAACATACGGCTGCGGAGTGTTTGCAGGTGGTGTTGATCCTTTGCCGTTAGGATTCGCACCCTCGGAGCCGCTAGGCGTCCGATTTTGATTGCTACTTGTCTCCAAGCGCTGATTTGACGGCTGCATAAATATTAATCCTCAAAAGTTGAATTGCCTTCGCTCTATTCCAAAGCTGTTCACGACTTTGCATATCGGGATCAGCCTGCCAAGCATCAAAACATTGTTTGATGCTACTTTCTAAAATCTCTTCAAGTAGCGGATTCGCGTGAAGCGCCCCCGCTGCTTTCTTCCTTTCTTCCTTTGTCATTTGACGATTCCTCATCAACTAAACGTTTAGATTCAATGGCGCTGCTAGAGAGAATCTTGCGAATCTCAACAACAGACGAAGCTGTAATTTTCGCTTCTTCAATCTGAGCTTGGAGAACTTCCGCGTAATACTTAAATTGTGTTTCAACATCAATGCGGTACTTCTCAAGCGCTGCACGTACTTGCTCAAGTGCGACAGCTTGATTTAACAACGCGTCCTGCTTCTGCTGCGCTTGCTGATTCTGAATCGCTTTGCTCTTCATCGCCTGCATAGCTTTCTCGCTACGCGGATCAATTTGGAACTTCTCAGGGTTCTCAATATCGTTACAACGCAGCCATGCATCTAGTGCAGCATGATAAGTATTAACATCAACAAGAATTTCTTCCATGCCCGCAGATGCAAGGAATGCTTGACGATCCATCAATCTTTCAAAGACGCTGCTTTCGCGCGCTCGCTCATTTAGTGACTTGCCAAGATTTACTTCCACTGACTCGCGCACTCGCCAATTAGCAGGATTTGTTTCTACCCATTTGTTTCCACGTTTGAACTTGATCGGCTCTTTCCATTGTGTGCGCAATGTTTCATGAGCGATTAGATACATCGTACGAACAAGCGTGTTTGCAATGATACGAGTCATAAACAGTGCAAGAGATTCCATCACGCTATATGCGCGGTCTAATCCTTGCGAGCCAACACGATCATTCAATTGCATCTGACCTGTAGCAAGGTCTAATGCCGCGCCACCAGATTCACTCCGAACACTTCGAAAGTGATCTAAGTTTGCAAGAATGTTTGCAGATGTATCTGGTACACCGAATGCCATAATGGCCTGTCTAACATCCTGCACCAATTGCGGATTAACGCGCACACTTCCATTAGTGCGACCATCAGTAATATCAGCTTCTTCGCAAACCCCATCTAAGTGCGCTGTCCGATTTTTATTTGTTGCATTCAAATTATCCATCAGTGCGCGAGTTAGTGCAGTTGTTGAATCTTGCACCCACTTAATTTTATCAAATAACGAAATCCCCATAAAAGTATGAGGATTTATCATTGCAACACCTGTTGCATAACAAACAAGATCCGCAGGTTTATCTTCTAAAATCCATTGATCACTAAAACAGATACGACGCAATTGACTTGCGCCGTTTCCATCATCCATTTTCACGTATGCCTCATACCACTCAACAAGTTCTTGCGAATTATCTATAGGCATGCTCATTGGTGTTACTGCACGCGGAAGTCTTGCATCTGACGCTGCCTGATATGGATTATTCCAACGCCGCAACATCTTTACTTTACGCTTTGGAAACCCTCTTTCAATAAGCGTGCTTCTAGCTTCAACGTGTCGTTCAGCGCAAAATGGAATATCTTCCAAATCTTGCCGATGCCAGTCCTTTGGATATAAAAAGTTTTCTGGTGCTAACGACTCAACACGAAATTTACGCGTAACTTTTGTGAGTGTTGCAGACAACTTCAATGTTTCAGGATCATACGAATGAACGTCGACCTGCCCAATCTTATCTAACACTTCGTGAATAATCATTGGATCGACGTTCTCACGTTCAATTTCTTGTACATGAGTTCTTTTATCAACATAGATTTTCACAACAGCGTTACGCAGCTGAAGCGCGTCTTTAATCGCGCTTGTTAGTTCAATGAAACCATTCTGCCGCTTGAACAACATCTGTTGCACACAATCAGATTCAAGATTCGCCTGCTCTTCATCTTCTGCATCATATGAGCAAAACTCTGCAATTCTTTTATCTAGCAACGGCTCTACCATAAGTGCAAGATTTCCTTCAGTCATTGCACTTAAATCACCGGTAACAATAGAACTACGCCCAACTACTTCATCACCGCGCGGGCGTTGAAAGTAATAATCGTAAGAATCTTTTCGAGATTGCGCTAATTCGTCACCTTCGAAACCAATGCAATGAACAAGCATTCGTTTCAAATCTTGTGACAATTTCTTTTCATCGTCTTCGGATAACAAATTGCGCCATGCCATATCAAATTACTCCACGATCATACTGTGAATAGTTAAGAGGCTTTGTTACTTTCTTGCGATACGCGAGCGACTGTTGCATAACCATTAAAGCCTCAGACATAGCAGGATGAGTCAACGTTGACTCATCATTGTTATCTCTATAGGGCGTATAAGTCATGCAAAAATCCGCCAACGTCTCACGAGCTGATGAAGTTGCTTTACAAATATTCAAAAGCGCTGCTGTTCTCCCATCCTGCATATGTTGTGACGGCGCAGCTACAGAAATGACACCATCACCATCCAATCCTGCAAACAATGAAGGATCAAGATTAACTCCTGCATGCACCAACGGACTTTGTGAATAACGTTGCGCGATAATTTGGACAGCATCTGTGATATTCCTTTCTAAAAATGTTGACACGCCGATTACAAAATCATCTTGATACACAATTGCAGCTATTCCTTCATCTCGCATGCCCCATGCCACGCGCACCACTCGATTATTTGGTGTCCAAACGCCGGGCACAATTTGTAACAAACGATTATATTGCCTTCCAAAAATAGTCCCGGTATTCGCTGCATCGGGATCGCAATAAAATTCCTGCTGCGCAAGGCTTCTGCTCATCCCTTCTGCTATTTCTTTTTCAACATCTGCCGCTGTAACGATTGGCGAACCGTCATTGCGACAAGTGTCATTGATAGTACGCAGATCCACATACCAATTCGGATTATTTTTAAGAGCTTCATACATTCTAAAAGCATGATTGCGTGCTCTAAATGTTGTGATGAACATTGCCCAACCCTTGTTTTCTACAAGAATCGGGCGGATATAATCCCATGCAGCAGGATCACACAAAGCATATTCGGAGAAAATCACACCAGCAGGATTGGCACCGACAAGACGATCATAATTATCAGATCCCAACATCTGCCATGTTGAGCCACACTTAAACGTGATGCTCATCTCTGTATCATTTGTATGCTCACGTATTGATTCAGGAAAAGCACGATCAATAAAACGTTCGCCAGTGCGAGCATCTATTCCTTTCCAAATTGCACGCCGTGCTTGTACATGAAAAGGAAACAAATGCCAATAAGATCCTATGCGCTCTTGTGCTCTTTCACGACCAAAATCTAAGCCAAATACGTCTTTACCTGCACGCCGATGCCACGCAAGGAAAAAGCGCATCATTCGCTCAAGTTTGTATCTATCAACAACAGCTTGTTGATGCGGATATAACTTTAGCGGCTGATATGCGCGCTTTGTTACTTGCTTGCGTGCTGTGCGTGCCATGTTAGTTAATTAGATCCTGCACAAATGAATCAATACGACGCATCTTTTTCGCCATCGTTACAGGATGAACACGCGCTGTAATTGCAACAGCAAAAGCAACATGCTTGAGCTTTGCTTTATTGCGATTGCCTGCATTCGCATTCAAATGCGTGCGCAACGTAGTAGCTACATCAACACCACCGAAAAACTTATTCACAATAGGTTGTGACGTTGCAAAGGACATTGTTCACTTACTCCCATAAGAAACACTTGACAAGCGGCCCGATTTTACTCTTATAGACAGCATCTATCAATTATACAAAATGAATAGACGATAGACAGCGCCTATCAATTCCTCCATTT